AGCGCAACATCACTAACCAATGTGATCACGCAAGTTGTGACATACACCGATGCTTCACCAACCGTTGCAGAACTGTATCCAAAGTTGGCTGACGCTATCCAGCGCATTCAAACCAACTTCTTTGCTGGACCAAACTTCATCCTGATGCACCCACGCCGACTTGCTTTCATCTTGGCTGCACTTGACGATCAGAAGCGCCCATTGGCTGTGCCAGTGCCTAACTTCAACGGTCAGCCTGCGATTGCCTCTGGTAATGGCGCACCTGTGTACGGCAATAGTGGTTACACCATTATGGGTTTGCCAGTTATCACGGATGCCAATGTCATCACGACAAACGGTGCAGGTGCAAACGAGGATGTGATTATCTTGGGCAACACTCAAGAAGCACACTTGTTTGAACAAGGTGGTGGCGAGCCAATGATGTTGCGCTTTGAGCAACCAAAGGCTTCCGAACTTGATGTCACCATGATTGTTTATGGTTACAGTGCGTTCACGGCAAATAGATACCCAAATGCCTTCAGCCTTATCGGAGGAACTGGATTGGTCACACCAACCTTCTAAGGTTGTTTGTTAATCAATTTGTGAAAGGGTTGGTGGTATCCTTCGGGGTGTCACCAACCCTTTTCTATTATCGGAGTGTTAATGAAAAACTATATTGAGTCACTACTTGTTGAGCGTGCAGGTTACGAACGCAGAGGATTGAAAGATCGTGTGAAAGCCGTTGATGCTGCGTTGCGTGAAGTTGGCTTTGATCACAAATATATGGCTGATGAAATTGAAACAGCAGCGATTGAACCAACAGTTGAGCGTGCTGTAATCAAGCCAGCCAAGAAGCGTAAGGCATAACCTGTGGCAATTACGAACGGTTATTGCACGCTTGCAGAGGTGAAGGCTGCGCTAAGGCTTACAGACAGTGTGGATGACACTTTGCTAGAGAACGCTATTGAGTCTGCGTCACGCCGTATTGATGGTTACACAGGCAGGTTCTTTTACAAGATGAACCAAACAGCGATCACGATGTATCCGTACAACGAATATATGTTGTTTTTCCCTGCTGATGTTTCCTCTACTTCCATAACAATTAAAATTGATTCCACTGCTAACGGTACTTATGCAACAACGCTTACGCAGGGTGTTGATTACATTCTTGAACCTACAGATGCAGTGTTGCAGTCACGCCCATATTTGAACGCCCGTATGGTTGGTGGTGCAACATTTCCATTGTTTGTTACACCATCTTTTCCTACAGTTCAGGTCACAGCAGCATGGGGTTGGAACGCCATTCCCGATGATGTGAATCAGGCTTGTGTGCTGCTTGCTATGCGCCAGTTCGCACGCTTGAACGCTGCGCTAGGCGTTGTAGGTTTCGCTGATATGGCTATCACTGTTAGGGCTATTGATCCTGATGTTCGTGATCTGCTTTCACCATACAAAATGTTTGGCATTGCCTGATGCCAGCCACAGTTTCACAAGTCGCTACAGGGCTCGCAGCACGCTTAGGAACGATCACAGGGCTACGCACCTACACTTATCAACCTGAGCAACTGAATCCACCTATCGCTTATCCTGTTTTGAACTCTGTTGATTATCACAGGGCTTTCGGTGGTGGCGATGTCACAATGAATTGGACTGTCAGCGTGATCGTTGGCAGATATTTGGATCGCACAGCGCACGCCTTACTAGATGATTTTCTTTCCTACTCAGGTAGCAAAAGTATTCGTGCTGCATTAGAAGGAGATACCACGCTTGGTGGCGTAGCACAAACTTTAGTAGTACCATCAGGTGCAGACATTTCAAGCCTTAATTCTGCTGATGCAGAGTTTTTGCAAATACAAGTATCTGTTACAGTTCACGCTTAAAGGAAAACTATGACCACATATAAAGTTTTGAGCAACAAACTTGCTTCAGTAAAACAAGGCGAGACAGTGGACAGCGCACTCCTTGATGGGTGTAACATTCAAGCATTGGTTGATGGTGGACATCTTGCCGAAGTCAATGCAAAGGTTCTCAAAAAAGAAATCACGGAAGAAACGGACAAATAAATCATGGCTGCAATCGTTCTAACAAATGCTGACATCACTGTTAATGGTGTGGTGCTTTCCGATAGGGCAAATAGCGTTACGCTTACCTACGAAATTGAGGCAGTAGAAACAACCTAGTTTGGTGGCAACCGTTCGTTCGTTGGTGGCTTGCAAAACATTTCTGTTGAAGTTGAGTTCATGCAGGACTTTGCTGCTACAGAAGTTGAACCAACAATTTTCCCATTGGTCGGACAACAGACAACCGTTACGGTTCGCCCAAGCGCAGCAGCAACTAGCACAACGAATCCTCTCTACACTGTGAGTGGTACTTATCTTGCTAGTCATACACCTGTGGCTGCAGGCGTTGGAGAGTTGGCTATGACTTCGCTTTCGTTTGCTGGTGGCACACTCGTTAAAACAACTGCATAATCATTAATCAAAACAGTTAGAAGGAGATCGCAATGAAAATTGCTTTACAAGTTGAATTCAATGACGGTATGAAATCACCTGTTGATGCTGTGTTCGCAGACTTCGTTGCGTTTGAACGCACATGGTCACGAAGCGTGGCACGCTTTGAAACAGAAATAAGGCTCACAGATTTAGCGTGGTTGGCGTGGCACAGTGAAACTCGCTGCCGTAAAACGGCGTTGAAGTTTGATCCTGATTGGATTAACACTGTTACAACAGTTGAGATCCGTGAGGATGAACCGATTGTGGGTGCAGACCCAAAAGAAAGTTAGGTTCTGATTCTGCGCATTGGTCTATAGCGTTTCTCGCTATTGAAACAGGCATTGCGCCTTCTGTGCTAGTTAATGAATCAGAGGAGATGTTGGAAACGATGTTTGATGTGTTGGCGAAACGGAATGAAAACGCTAGACGCAAACGGTAGTAGCATCTGTGCCTATGGGAACTAAAATTGATGTTTATGGTGTTCGTGAAACACTTGCAGAGTTACGCAAGTATGAACGGGAAACATTTAATCGTATTAGTAGCGATCTAAAAACATCTGCGAAACCTGCTGCTGTTGCTGTTGGTCGTGCGTTCCCTGATGAGCCGTTAAGGAATTGGCACACTTCGGGTGGGCGTAAAGGCAAGTCACGCCTACCTGCCTACAACGGAAGTTCTGCTAAAAGCAAAGTCAGAGTTGCGATATCCACAAAGAAACCAACTGGTATCGGTCAGCATGGTTTAATCCGTTTGCAACAGATGGATGCTGGTGGTCAAGTCTATGACTCTGCTGGATCTGCAACTAAGGCTGCTCGTGGCGCTAGTGCTTCGGCTGGTCAAAAGTTTATTTCCAACCTTGATAAGCGTTCGTTGAAATCAACAGGACAAAAATACCATTCACGCATAATGTATCCTTTCACGGAAAAGAATCTGCCGTTGATTGAAAAGGCTATTGAGATTTCAATTCGTAAGATTGATGGTGAAGTGCAGAAACGATTGAACGGATAAACCTATGGCAGTTGGCGTAAACATAGTAAGCACCTTTGACAGCAAAGGAATATCACGGGCAATTTCTGATTTCAAGAAACTTGATGGCGCAGGAAACAAAGCCACATTCGCTTTACGCACCTTTGATAAAGGAATGACCAACACCATCAAGAGTGTGGCAAAAGTTGGTGCAGCCGTTGGCGCAGCAGCAGGGATCATCGGTTTCAAACTTGCCTCAGCAGCATATGAGTCTCAAAAAGTTATGGCTCAAACAACTGCGATCATCAAGGCAACAGGTGGCGCTGCAGGTGTGACTGCAACACAGGTTAGCAATCTGTCAGAAAAACTTGCTATGCAGATTGGTGTTGATGATGAGTTGATTCAAAAGTCTGCGAACCTGTTGCTTACTTTTAAGCAGGTACAAAATCAAACTGGTTTGAACAACAACATTTTTGATCGTGCTGTTATCAGCGCACAGGACTTAGGAAATGTTTTTGGTTCTGCTGATGCTGCTGCGATGCAACTTGGCAAAGCGTTAAGTGATCCTGAAAAGGGTATTACAGCGTTACGCCGTGCTGGTATCAACTTCACTGAAGCGCAGAAGGAACAGATCAAAACTTTGGTTCAGTCTGGTGACATTCTTGGCGCACAAAAGTTGATTCTTGCTGAGGTTGAATCGCAGGTTGGTGGTACGGCTGCTGCTACTGCTACTGGTTTTGATCGCATGAGGGTTGCGATGGGCAATGTGGCTGAGGAGTTTGGTGCGATTCTGATTCCTTATATAGAAAAGTTTGCAAACTTTGTTGTGCAGAAGGTTGTTCCGTATCTAACAAAACTTGCTGATGTGATCGGTGAAAAGGGTTTGGGTGCTGGAATAAAAATGTTGGCAGGAGACTTCCTGAAACTCACAGCGAACATGGGTACTTTCGGCAATGTCTTACTTGGTTTGGTAACACTTTTCACTCTTGTTCGTGCCGTAACTATTGCTGCAACAATTTCACAAAACTTGTTCAATGTGGCGTTGTTAGCAAACCCAATCGGTATCACTATCGCTTACTTTATTGCGTTAGGTGTGATCTTGGCAGGCTTGTATATCAAGTTCGCTGTCGTTCGTGAAGCAGTAGGGATGATCGGTGCTGCGTTGAAGTTTGTGTTTATGAATACCGTTGCGCTTGTATTCAACTATTTTGTTACATACATCAATGTTGCTATTACTGGAATCAACCTTTTGATTAAGGCTGCAAACTTTTTCGGTGCAGATATTGAGGAAGTTGGCAAACTTGGTTATATGGCTTTTACTGGTATTGGTTCGGCAGCCAAATCTGCTAAAGCCGAAATATCTGGTGTTGCAGAACGAACTGGTGCGAAGGCTGCTAAAGAAGGTGGCGTACAGAAAGTTGTTCAAGCGTTGAAAGATGTTTCTGGTGCTGCTGGTGGTACAGGTGGTACAGGTGGCGCAGCGAAAGCAGTTGAAACTGCTACACAGAAACTAGAAAAATATATTGATGCGTTGAAAGGTTTGACTTCGGCACAAAGGTCTTATCGTGATGCAGGTAAGGCTGCACTTAAATCAGATCAAGATTTATTGACAGCAAAAAATAGGCTCGTAACGGCACAAACAAAATTCAACAATGTTCTGAACGGTTATGGGGCAAATAGTGTTCAGGCTGGAGATGCTCAAAGCGAACTGGCTAAAGCGCAACGGGAAGTTACACGGGCTGGATTTGATGTTCAAAAATCGGTGTTCGCTGTTGCTGATGCCGAAAAAGAATTACGAAATGCTTACGCCAGTGGCGATTCACAACAAATTACAGAAGCACAAATTGCTTTAGCAGAAGCACAACTCGCAGTATCAGATGCGACTGATGCGCAAGAAGATTCTGTAAAAAATCTAACCACTAAACAAACTTTGTTGGATGAAGCGATAAATGGTGCTGCAACTTCTAGCGATACTTTCAAAGATGCTGCTCAAGAATTGAAGGATGCGCAAGATGGTTTGGTTGATGCGACAGATCAACAAACTGATGCGTATGAACGACAGAAAGATATGTTGGATGCGTTGAATGAATCAACAAGGAAGGCAATCAAACTTCGGGGTGGTGTTGTTCCTAAGGATGCTGTGGCTGCTGAAACCAAAGTTGGTGTTTCGCCGATGGCTGGTGCTTCTGGTGGTTTGTATGGTTCGTTTATTCAGGCTGTTCAAGCGTTACATCCGAACGCACCTTCGCTTAGTTCTAAGACACCTGTTGCAGATTCTCGTTTAGCGTTTCCAAAACTTTATGCACAATATAAGGCAGCAGGTTTGGCTATGGCTAAAGGTGGAATCATCACGCAGCCAACACAAATCCTTGCAGGTGAGTCTGGCGCAGAAGCAATCATTCCGTTAGACAGGTTGCAGTCTGGTTCAACTATCAATATTACTGTTAATGCTGGTATGGGTTCGGATGGAACTAGGATCGGGCAGATGATTGTTAATGAGTTGCAAGCGTATCAACGGCGTGTTGGTTCGTTACCTTTGAAAGTGAGTTCATAATGGCTTCAGGTTTTCCAGCGTCTATAGATAATTTTACTGACCCACTATCCAACTCGCCGTTGAATAGTCCGTCTCATTCTGCGTTACATAGTGATGTGAATGATGCTGTAGAAAAGATTGAAACCTATATGGGTTTAGTCAAAGTTACGAGTGGTACAACAGCAGGAACAACGAACACATTGTCAATTCCAACTTCTTTCACATCACTGTATGAGCATTATCTGTTGCAACTTACTGTTAGGCGAACAACATTAACTGCTGACGCAACATTGAATTGCCAGTTATACGCATCAGGTTCGGTAGTGAGTGCTGCATCAACTTATGCTTATGCTAGCGACCAGCGTTATTTGACAACGCAGAGCAATTCGGGAACAAACGCAGAACAAGAAATCCCATTGGGTCGTTTTTCGGATAAAGAAAGTGTATTTAACATCACATTTAACTCACCACAAAATGTAGCAATCGCTACACAGATACAGTCATTTAATACCAATGTGCAAACGGGTTTTACGGTTGATGCGAACAGGTGTGTTGGTATTAGACGGGCAGAGGAAATTAACGAAGGTGTCTTTTTTTGGTCAGCAGTAAACTTTATCTCATCTTGGGTTTTATATGGGTACAGGAAATAGATGGCTACTGCTACTTATGATCTTGCGTCACTAACTTATGACAGCGCAACAACAGCATATGACGGTAGTAGTGGTGTTCCATCCAATATGCCTGTTGTGGGTGTGTTTATCGCTTTTGATGACACACCGTATGTTGCTGATCCTGTGTGGACAGAGATCACACAATATGTTCGTGATGTCAATGTTAAGCGTGGAAGGCAAGACGATCTGCAACAGTTTCCTTCGGGATCAGCAAATATTACTTTAGACAACCGTTTGCGAACATTTGATCCGTTCAACACGGCAGGTATTTACTACGGGAAACTGTTGCCACGCAGACAAATCAAAGTTGTTGCACAATACAACTCAATTACTTACCCGATCTTTCGTGGCTATATCGCAGGTTTTCCTGTCGGCTATACGCAAGGTG